TAAGATTCGGTAGTACTGTTCCTGTAATGAAGGACTTTAACACCTGGTCCCAATCAGGAAATAATGGAAGTCCAATAACAATAATATCTAATAATCAAGGAGCTAGAAAAACTTTAACTCCTTTTGATCCTACAGTTGAAGACATAAATAGAGATGGTTCAGCTATATGGATGACTTCTACACAAGAAGTAAATTTACAGGATATAAATACTTTTCCTCTTAATTCTTTTGGAGGCGGAATAAATCCAATAGTACAAGATGTAGTTAAACTTCAACAACTTCCTGTTTCTGATGAAGTTATTTCTGCTCAATTTCAAGATGAAAATAGCAATAAATAATGTTTAAACCAGTTTTTCCATATTTAGGTAATCAACTAATTCTAACATCGGATAGAGTAACTCTCCATTCTAAAACTGATGCCATATTTTTATTTGGAAAACAGGCTGTTTCATTATCATCAACAAAGACTATTAATCTTGATGCAATAGAAAGAATAAAATTATATTCTCCCATTATAGAACTTGGACCAAATGCAAAAGATCAAGGGCAACCGGTTTTATTAGGTAGAACTTTTAATAGGCAACTACTTACTCTTCTTGAAGAATTAGCAGTAGCAGGTACATTATTAGCGCAGGCTTCTGAATCTGACTTGGGTGCAACTATGCAATATATAGCTTCAGCCGGTAAAAAAATAAATTTAGAAGCTACTAGGCTTGGAGATGTTATAAGAGATCCTAATTCTATAACTCTTTCTAAAAATACATTCACTAGATAATGGCAAATTTTGTAAATTTAGGGAATGATAAACTTAATATCAATACGAGTACAGCCAAAGGGTTAGAAAAAGTTATTGGTGTAATAGCTACTTTTATAATTAATGCTCAGAGTAGTATTGGTAAAATTTTTTATGGTAAGTTCAAATTACAAAATGATCCTAATGCTAATAAAATACAAAAAGCTTTAGATAAAGGACTGACTAATATATTAGGAGACTTAGTTGGTATTAATTACTGCCAAATTGTAGAATATCTAACTAGTCAAATACCTGGAGGGAAACCTTTTGATCCTAATAATAAACCTTCACCTGATGAACCTTTAGCTAGATCTAAGTGGGCCATTCAATATGCTGCTTTTACAGTACAAAAAACAATAGATACATTTTATTCACAATATGGTAATGTAAATACTCCTGAAAGTAGGTTAGGTTTATATACACTAATACAAGAAGTAAATAATATATTCTCTACAGTTTTAGGCCCAGAAGATGGTCTTAATGATCCAGAAATTACTTCAGCTTTTCCTCAAACCTCAGTTATAACAAACTTTCTTCAAGATGTATTAAATAAGTTTAATCAGTATCAAAGTGTAAATGATATCAATCAAGCTGAACTTCAAAAGCTGTTAAGAATCGTAGAAAAAGTAAAAGCAACTTGCCAAGCTATAATCGCTCTTAATTCACCTGCAGATATATTAAACCTCGCAAATAATTTGTCTGGAGGCGCCGTTCAGGAACAATTAGCTGCACTAAATAAAATTATAGATGTTCCTAGATTTTTACCTTTAGTTAGACAAATAATTAGAACTGCAAATAATATAAATAGTGTAGGAAGAAAACTTATAGGATATATAAATTTTGGTAGAGTTATAATTAAAATATGTATTGCACTAATAAAGATATACAATGTAATAAAAAGTTTCTTCTTAGCTTTACCTATTCCTAGTGTTACAACTACTGTTGGTGTTTCGACAAAGTTTAGTGACATATACCAATCGCAATTAAAAGAACAGGGTGAAAAAAAGTTTATTAAAAGATTAAATCAAATAAACGCCGTTCTTAATTTAATGGCTATCTGTGTAACAAGCATTTTAGCCGGAATAGATGACATAATAGGTAAATTAAATATACTTAGACTTAATTTAGAATCTTGTAGTCCTGATATAGCTGAAGAAATAAAACAAACGGTTTCAAATCTAGAATCTACAAGGTCAGAATTAAAAAGCTTCTTAGATGGATATAACTCAACAGGAGAAAAGATTAATAGGCAATTTGGAGAATATACTATAGAAATAGTTACGGAACAATTGGCGGATGAAGGTGTTTCTATAAAAAGAAGATTTGGAATAGCTAGAAATTCTAGTGGGTACATATCTGTTCAATCAACCCCAACTTTTGCATCTCTTGATTTAATTATAATAAATGAGGTCAAAACGCTACTTATTTCAAAAGGTTTAGTTAGTTTTAATTTAAGTTCTATATCTTCTGAGGACTCTTTAACTGTATTAGAATCTCTTAGATTTTTAGGAAACGAAGATCTGAGTCTGGATAGTGTCCAGGTAAATCTTCAAGATCTAGCTAGTGTAAAAGATCAAACTGATGCGGTAGGACTAACTAATTTTGTAAACAACCTACCTGGTGGAAGAGCCCTTCGTAAAAAAATACAGCAACAGATGGCCGAAGAGTCTTCTAAATTGAAAGAAAACTTAGCCGGAACGGATCCTTTAGGTAGATTCACCTCAAGTATTTAAATTAATCAGCAAATTCGTAAAAATAATATTTATAAGATATGTCACAGTCTGAAGCACTAAGAAAGTTAATTCGTGAAGAACTTAGAGCTGTTCTTAAAGAAGAGCTTCCTAAAATATTAAAGGAGAATGCACAGCCTATTATGGTTGATCCTAAGAAAAGCCTTCAGGAGCAAGTAAAATCTAAGATCCCAGGTACTCTAAATACTCAACCGGTTAAACCTCAGATTCAGTTTTCTAAGAATAATCCTATGGCAGCCTTCTTAAATGATACTGCCAAGTCAATGATAAATGAAGACTTTTCTATGTCTACTGCCGACGTTCACCCTTCTATGGCTTTCCAACCAAAAGAAGTTAAAGTAGGTTCTGTTGAAGGAATGCTAGGATCGGCTAGGCCAAGTTCTAACATTGATGCAGTTCAGATTAATGAGGTTCCGGACTTCTCAGCCCTAATGGGAAAACTTAAAGCACAAGGACAAATCTAATGGCATACGGCTTAAAGAAAATATCAGTAGTAGATTTAAGGCCTTCAACAGGAGTTGGAGTTGCACTTCCTTTTTCTGCTCCAAATGTTTTCCAGACTGTATATACAACAAAAGAACAAACTAAGTATAATCTAATTAACTTCTTACTGACAGATCCAAGAGAAAGGCCATTTAATCCTACTTTTGGAGCAGGTCTTAGGGCTAGATTATTTGAACAAATAGGTATTGATACTTTTGAAGATATACAGCAATCTCTAAAAACACAAATAGAAAATAACTTTCCAAATGTTCAAATTACAAATTTAAGAGTAACAGGACAACCAGATTATAATTCAATAAACATAAGATTTAGTTATAGACTATTAAGATCAAATGAAAATGATTCAGTTACATTGACCATTCAAAACATGTAAAAATGCCAGATCAAATAGATGTTAAATATCTGAATAAAGATTTTAGTACCTTCAAGCAAGAGTTGATTGAGTACGCTAAGTCTTATTACCCTACAGTATATAATGACTTTACCCAGGCTTCACCTGGTACTATGTTTATTGAAATGGCTTCTTATGTAGGTGATATACTTTCATTTTATCTTGATAATCAACTTCAAGAAACTTTCTTACAATACGCTAAACAAAAAAACAATTTATATACCTTAGCTTACATGCTAGGTTATAGACCAAAAGTTACCTCTGCTGCTGTAGTTGAATTAAATGTGTATCAACAAATTCCTGCATTAAATACAGGAGTTTCTGTAATTCCAGATTTTTATTATGCTATGACTATTGAACAAGGAATGCAAGTAAAATCTAATGTAAATAGTTCTGTTTTATTTTATGTGCCTCAAAAAGTAGATTTTACAACCTCTTCTTCTTTAGATCCTACAGAAACTGAAGTTTATACAGTAGACGGCTCAAACGTACCAACTAGTTATTTATTAAAAAAGACAGTACAAGCCATATCAGGCCAGATTAAAACACAGACGTTTTCATTTGGTGCCGCTCAAAGATTTGCAACTATCAACTTACAAGACAGTAATATTATTACAATTCTTGATGCAATCGATTCTAATGGTAATACTTGGTATGAAGTACCATATCTTGCTCAAGACTATATATTAAAGCCTGTTGAAAATACAGCAGCTAACTATCCTAGCTTATATCAGTATCAGAATCAGGTTCCATATATGATTCAAAAACTAAGTGTACCTAGACGTTTTGTTTCTAGGTTCAGAGTAAATGGATCTTTAGATATTGAATTTGGTCCTGGAATAAACTCTGTAGCTGATACTGCTATCATACCAAACCCTAATAATGTTAGTGTAGGTTTAACTGGTGGAGGTTTAAGTACTCTGTCTAGTTCATTTGACCCGACTAACTTTGTAACTACACAAACATATGGACTTGCTCCTAAGAATACATCAATAACTTTTCAATATCTTGTAGGTGGTGGGGCTTCTGCAAACGTACTGTCTAATCAACTAACTGAACTAGTTTCTTATACTGTATCTGGCAATACTACTTATCAAAATACCATTGTTGTAAATAATGCAGAGCCTGCAGCAGGCGGCGGTGATGGTGATTCTGTAGAACAGCTTAGATTTAATATAGCCGCAGAATTTCCTACACAGCTTCGTGCAGTTACTCAAGAAGATTATCTTGCAAGAGTAATGTCAATGCCTGCTCAATATGGTGAAGTAGCTAAAGCCTACATTACAAAAGACGATGCTACTTTTAGAAACTATATGAACCAGGATCCAGGTCAAAGAGATCCTCTTTCTATAAGTTTATATGTATTAGGTTTAAATAGTCAAGGTCAATTAGACGTGCCTTCACCAGCAATACTACAAAACATTCAAACATATTTGAAGGATTATAGAATGTTGAC